GCCAGTGAACACACCGAGCCTAACATCAATGGCAAGCTAACAACGTGTTGGAGCGTTGCGTGCTTGTGCGAGTTGCATCCCGATTACATGCCCATCAACAAACACCACCATGGCTTTGCACATATCCGTATAATGGACACAGGCGAGTTTGAAGTAAACAATTACAGAATTGTGAATGGTAAGATTAGATAAGAAAAAGGCTCCACGTTAGGAGCCTTGTTCTATCAATCAATAACAAAAACAATAATGCAATGAACCATTACACTAAGTCGCAAATATAGCACAATGAAAGGCAAGCCACATCCAAAAGTCGTACAGCGTAAGTTGGGCAGGGAGCGTGCGGATGGTTTGTACTGTGATAACGTAATTGAGATAGACCCTACATTGCCACCGATGCGCTACCTGATTGTGCTTGTCCATGAATATCTCCATCACATTCAACCTGAGTGGAGCGAGGAGAAAGTTGATGCCGAGGGTGAAGCACTGGGTAGGTTTCTTTGGAAACAGGGTTACCGCAAAGTGCAGCAATAGTTAAAACTTATCTGCTATACCGGCATCGAGTAACTCACTTGCCAACCATTCACGAATCTTACCTACTATGTCGTATTGTTCTTCAGTAAGGTCTTGATATTTTTCAAGGCTACGCAGATGCTGTTGTACTTCGTATAACGTATCATGGTACTTCATACCATTTACAGCGCAATCAAATTCGTGTTGGTCTTCCCGTAGGTCAAATGTTAGTGTTGCTGTCATAATTACATTTTGATTATATTCATTATACAATACTCTGGTACGTCTAAAATAAAATTATTATCCGCATCATAAAACTCTATGCGGTTATGTATTTTGTCATATTTAAAAGTACCAGTTGCATATAAGTTAACAATATCAGAGCAATCAAATTCTACATGTTCATCTTTATAATGTTTTCCATGTAAATCTCTGTCGTCTGAAATTTCGTTATCCTGTCTAATTAATTCTTCTCTTAACGATAGATGATTAACCTTATATGATTTTAGTAGTTTATATGACTTTGGGTAAAAGTCAAGACGTTTTTTTAGATTAGATGTTTTACCATACTTATATTGATCTACTGATATTTTTGCTTCTTGTGGTACTTTATCCAAATCTATTCTCTTAGGATTACTACCCGGTATAAAAGCATCATCAGGGATTTTTGACATTCTGATTTTAACTAAACCGTCTTGTTTTAAAAAATAAATATGACCTTTTTTAGCCCGTGATTTTTCATACAGTGCTCTAAGAATACTATGATTGTTCATTTCGTTTGGCTTTTCTTTTTTTGATTGTTGTTGGTTGGATGGTGTATGCACCGTACACGTTACGATCTACTTTGATTCCAATTTCTTTGAATAATTGAATATACCTATATGCGGTGCGTTCGGTTACTTGCAGCTCTTTGGCCATCACATGCACTGGAATATCACGTTGCTGCATCTCCACCATGAGCGTGAGCATGCGTCTAATCTTTTCCATCTTCTATTTGTGTGCGGTTTGGTAGTCCTGCTTTGCAATCCGTATAGCCTTCATTGTACATGTCAATGATGTGATTCATCTCAATGGTTTGCACTGCGTTTAAGAGTGCTTCCATCTCCGCCCACGTCATGCGTATGGCTTGACCTTTGAACTTACGCTTTAAGGTTAGATGCAGTCTGCGAATGGCTGTTTCTTTTTTCTCTTGGCTCATAAATATCTTGTGTCTTTAGTTATGGTGAATAGGTCTTTATTCACCGCTTTAATTTTATGGAACAAGTTGTTTTTTAGATAGGTTGTTTTGGCTTTGCTGTACATGCTTAGCAACAAGATACGTTCCTCGCGTAGATCGTCAAGCGGTAGCAGTTTTCTTTTGGACATTGAGTTTGAGTATTTCGTTTTTAACGTGCATGTAGTACGCCTTCACCGAGTAGTATTCACCGGTTCCTTCAAAGTCATTTACGATGTCATCGGGTGCGTTAGCCAGTGCTTCATCTACGCAATACAACGCGCAGTTGATTGCTTTGAAATGCACCTGTGCTAATTCGCCTTGTTGCGTTTCACCTTCGACTATATCAAAATAGTTCGAGTACAGTTGCCATGCCTTTTCCTTTGCTTTCATTTTTGAGTTTATTGATTAGTTCAATTACCTGTTCTTTGTTGTAGTAGTGCTGCATTGAATTGCGCACGTGGTCTTTGAGTTGTTCAGTAGTCATTTGTTTATAGCTTTTCTTCTATTGCCCATATTTATATTATGCATTGGTTGATATTCCATAATTGCTTCCTGTTCAGCTATGCAACAATCAACATAATCATTGTATTCTGTTAGATAAATCTCATCAAATGAAAATCTATATTTATGTTGTGATAATCTAACATATAAATTCCGAGTTCTGCCAATATAGATTACTTCATCTTGTTTCATGAGACAATACACAAAGTGCCTTGCTTTTACTTTTTCTAATGGTTTAGTAATATCTTCCCATCGTATGTAATGTTCGCCAATATTTTTGCGAAAAGGATTATACAAAAGTTCATCTAATATGTGCGCTACGTTCATAGTGCTAAAGTATTAAGGTGTTCACGCCACATTGGTACACGCTCCTGAAGCTTTGCGATTGCATCTGCATCAAACTCCACAACCTTTTCGTGGATGCGTTCCTGCACTGGTATATCGTACTCCCAATTTGCCAAATCACTTTCAAGGTTAGCGTGTGGATTCTCCGCAAGGAAAGTAGGCATATCGTAAATCATATTCTTTTCAATGCGCTGTGCCTTCTTAATGAATTCATCGTTGCCTTGTGGATCAATAAGATTCATCCTGCGTGCAAGACGGTACTTCTCATCATCTATCATTTGCAACGGTGCGTTGACAAGCACAAAGCAAAACGTTGCAGTAGTTGCGCCCGTTAGCCACATGTACGCTTGACCTTGCCAGTAGTAGTCTTTGCTCAACTCGTTAGCCTTTGCATCGATAAAGGTGTGGATGTCCCAACTGCTTTTGATATCCGGCACATTGATTACAGCGCCACCATCTTTGATGAGCAAATCAGGTGTACCTGTTACATACTCATTCTTGAAATTGATTTCATTCTTGAATACGATAGCGTTACGCTCCCTACGCCACATATCAATAGCATCATTCTCAACCGCAACACCTTTCTCGATGTACTTATTGCTTATTTCTTTATAGCGCTTGTACTTCTGTTGAATGTAGATTTCGAGTAGTGCGCTCTTGCAGGTTTCACTTAGTCCTGTTTTGGTGCGTGCATCGGTCATAAGCTTACCAAGCTGCGATGCTCTAAATAAAGTTTGTTCCATTGTGTATTGTTATTGATGGTGTGAAGATACTACAACAACCCGCTTAGTTGCTCTTTTTTAACATTTACTAGCGGTTCAATCTGTGCAAAAAACTCCTGCGGGCATGCCTGGAGAATGATGTCACAATCGTCTAGCGTTTGTGCTTTCTCGATTAGTTCAAGCAAGTATTGCAAATCCTTATTCGATGCGTTAAGTGTACCCTTCAACTTAAACGGCTTGTATATGTCCACGTTCTTGCGGTTAAGGTCACGGCCTAACAACTTACCAAATGAAATAGCAGCGTTTTTAAGGCATTCTGTTTTAAGTTTAGGAAACGCAAGGTCTAAGGCATTAGGCTTTTTGTTATCTGCGTTTAATGCCCATCTATTGCGTTCGATGTTATCAAGGTTTTGCGGTGCGCGGTCAACCATGATAACAATCGATGCTGCTCCCGTGCGGCGCAACTCGTAGCCGGTTATCGGATGGATCACTACAAGGTCAAGTGAACCGACTACTTCATTAGCCATACGCTCCCACTTAAAGTTCTCAGTACGCCAGTGGCCGAAAAACATTTCGTCTAGTGTGGTTTCTACGTGCGATATAACAAGCGTTACCGCTTTACCATCGGGTGTTTTTTCAATACCGACTTGGTCGGGTGATGCGTTGAGCATTTGCTGAAACTTCTGCAATGCTTCAAGATTGTCTTTGTGAAATGAGTTCATGTTGTTATTGATTTAGATTAATACTTAGCGAGGCAATCGTTTAACTCTTGGCAGTAAGAAAGTAATGCGAAGATTACGATAATGGCTACGATGTAGCGAAGGATAGTAGATGCTGTTTTCATGTGTATTGTTTTTAATTGATAGCCAAATGTACTGCAAATAGTTACATACACCCTGTTAAAAATTGTTAAAATTTGGGAGGGTCACGCCCAAGAATAGCTACCGTAGTTCGGGAATAGTTCGAAGTACATGCGCATCATTATGGCATCTGCATAGTCAGGTGACTTGCCATGCATGCGGGCTATTTCCTCTTTGCTTATCACAGCAAGTTTGCCATCGGCTTCAGGTTGCCGCCTGCGTATCATGTCCAGTTCTTGCACTATCACATCCCGGAACTGATTCACTTTGAAAATAACTTTGTTCTGTTCGATTAATTCTGCGAGCTTAAAATAGCATTCCGCTTTTTGGTTGGTAAACTTATCGGATTGCTTGGCGCGGCCACCATTAAGGAAGCCCCTGCAACGGAGCGCATCGACCGCTCCCCCGCCAACCCCATCTTCATCACAGATCACATTGCTCAGTTTGATGCTATGCCTATCGCATAACTGGCGAATGGTAGATACAACTGTTGTGATTGGTTGCTTTCGCAGCTCGTGAATTTCTATTAACTGCAATCCATGCCAAACGCAAATGACACTACGGTCTTTTCCAAGTCGCGCAATGTCGGCACTTATGTACTTATCACCTTTCGCATCCTCCTCCCGGAAGCAGCGCAATAAATCATCATACTGATATATCCAGTCCACACTTTCGTCATAGTCCCAATCGCCTTCAAGCAATCGCTTACGGTCTGCTTCAGGTAGTCGCATCATCTTTGCTTCATAGACTGCATCAGGACTTATTGTGTTATCCTTCAGCAACGCCTCAACAAATGCTTTGTGTGGTGGCAATAAATCCTTTTTCCATGGATACCAAATGTCATTGTACAACCAACCTTTTGAAGGGTTACAACTCATCAATCCTTTTGGTATTCCACCAACTAAATTATAACGCACACGTGTATCAATAATATCTACTGCCTTCTTTGTCATTTCCGCAACCTCGTCTAAGAAGTAATCAGTAATTTCAAGTGATCCAAATCGGTGAAAGTCGGGGTCGCTGGGTGTAGCTGCCATGTCCATCAGGATTGTTTCACTACCATTAAACCAACGAATCATATTTAGTTGCCCATTGTAGGTATAGTGTTCACCTGCTTTCAATCCCATTTGCGTACATATCTCCCAAAAGCGAAGCATAGTAGATAGTTGAAGCTTCTTTAATTCAGCACGACCTATTAAACCTCTTGTGTGTGGATGCTTTAACCTACGCACGATTTGCCAATAACATCCAAGCCATGTTTTACCACCGTATACACCACCTCCATACAGCACCTGTTCTACATTGCTTGATGTAGAAAGGTGTCGTAAGGCTTGCTCTTGTTTACTATTGAATCGTGCTTCGTACATTATTCAACGTGTTTCCATCTACGGAGTATTACATCCTTAATGGTTGATTCTGCTACACCATATTCCAAGGCTAACATCTTCCGGGTATATTGATATGGCTTAAACTTTTCCCGAATCTCTTTTACTTTTTGCTCGTTCAATTTGGCTGTTCCGTTCTTGCTACCTTTTACAAAGTTGGTGCATATTGGTTTTTGAATTCTACCTGCATCATAGCTGTACTTTGTATTTTCAGCAGGTGTAACCCATTCCAAGTTTTCTACTCGGTTATCGTCACGAA